TGGTCTAAAATGTCAGACCCAATAGGAACCCTGGACAATTAATATGATTATAATAGATTTAAACCAAGTGATGATTTCAAACCTGATGGCGCAAAGTAGAGGCGATGTATCAGAGTTACCAGATAAAGATGCAGTAAGGCATTCTATCTTAAATACAATAAGAGCATTTAATATGAAGTTTAAAGATGAGTTTGGTACTTTAGTATGTGCTGCTGATGCTGCTGATCCATGGCGTAGAGATATATTTCCACACTACAAACACCAAAGAAGAAAAGGAAGAGTAGATAGTAAGATTGATTGGAGTGGTGTCTTTAATATTATGAGTGAGATACGAGAAGAACTTACAAAGAATATGCCATACAAAATTCTACACGTTGAGAAGTGTGAGGCAGATGATATAATCGCTACACTAGTTGCTATGAGAGAAGAAGACAAGTATCTAATAATATCTGGCGACAAAGACTTTATTCAATTACAACATTATGGTGATGTGTACCAATATAGTCCAATGTTGAAAAGTTTTATGGGTGAGAATGTAGATTCAGAAACATTTTTAAGAGAACAAATTATTAAGGGTGATAGATCAGACGGTGTACCAAACATATTAAGTCCAGATGATATATTTTTAAGAGACGAAAGACAGAAACCTATAAACAAAAAAAGATTAGCAGAGTGGGCTGATACGAATAATATACCTCTTGGTAGCGAAACAAGAAAGTATTTTGAACGTAATAAAAAATTAATAGATTTATCTATGATACCAGAAGACATTAAAACAAGTATTATAAATAATTACAAGAACTATAAAGATAATGACAGATCGCTACTGTTACAATACTTTATAGATAATAAGCTAAAAGCATTGATTGAAAATATTAATGATTTTTGATAACATATATATGGAGAAATAAAATGGCTGAAGAAAGAGCAAGAAACCCTAACCTGATATCACCAAAAGCAATGGAAGCAATGGCTCGTACTGCAGGTTCAGGCAAAGAGTTAATTAGTGAAATCTTTACCAGAGTTAATAACGCTAAAGTAAAGGCAGATAAGATCGCTGTATTAAGACAAAATGATACACCAGGAATGAGAATGATCTTAAAAGGTGCCTTTGATCCAAACATACAATGGGATTTACCTCCTGGAGTACCTCCGTTCATTAGGAACGAAGTACCAGAAGGAACACAACATACATGGTTGGAAAATGAAGCAAAAAGGTTATATAACTTTGTAAAAGGTGGTAACAACGAACTTACCAAAATAAGAAAAGAAACTTTGTTCATACAAATATTAGAAGGCTTACATCATAAAGAAGCTGACGTATTAATAGATGTAAAGAATGGAACGCTGAATAAGACTTATAAAGGTCTAACAGCAGATATGGTTAAAGAAGCATTTGGCTGGAACGCTGAATTTTTAAGACCATAGAATCATAGTAAATAAAGGGTGCGACACTTGATGTTCACCCTTTGTTCCCCCCTAAATCCCAGTAAATACTAGCAAAATACCTGTTGACAAACCCTCTATTATAGTGTATATTATAAATATGAAAGAGAGAAATATATAATGAAAACATTGATAGTATTTTTAACGATATTATGGTTTGGTTTAACCGCCTTAAATAATTCAGTTAAAGCAGATGAGTATAACACAGCCGTAATCGGTCATGTTGTATCAGAAACAATTAAAGGTACCGACATGGACCACCAGAAATTGTTAGAAGCAGAAATGAGTAAAATGGCACATACATTTACTTTGCAATTGGTGAATGTACTACAACAACATCTACCTTACATTATGGATTCCGTAATGACACAGTTAAGACTTGACCTTGATAAGAAACACAAATGCTTATTATTAAAAGATTCTAAAATCGGGGATAAAGAATGCCAAGACAAAAAAACACAGCAGTGATTAAGAAAGTATTAAAACGAGAACTTGTAAGTAATCGTAAATATAAGACTACTTACAAAGACATCAAAAAGTTTTTTAAGATTATTAACAAGGCTGTATTCAATAATTTATTATCGCCTTTTAATGAAATTTTAATTAAAAAAATTTATGACTCTAGTGAGAAGAAATGCTATGGTCAAGTGATAGCTTGGGAGTGGAAAAGAAAAGGTACCAGAGTTTATCATTTAGAAATGTTACCATATTACAGAAATAAAAAAGACTTTGTGGACACTTTAGGACACGAAATGGTACACCTATATCAAATGGCCAATGTAGGTGATACTGGAAATCATAACAAACTATTTTATAGTTTTAGGCCAAAATTGAACAGAATAGGTTTAGACCTATAGAAAGATATATTATGAGTGGAGTGAGAACAGGGAAAGAATTAGACCCTTATTTAAGAGGTCGTATTGGTGAGGCTAGAACACAATTAGAACAATTAATCAAACCAAGTAATCCAACGGGTACAAAAAGAACTTATTATCTAGGTAACTTTAGAAAAGATGTGCTAGATAATTTTACAGAAAAACAATCTAACAAAATATTTGACGCTATGGCAAAACTACATAAGCATGTACATCTATTTCAAAAGAAAGTACCAAGTTTTACAGATGCTGATGGTGTAGAGTGGTCAGGTTACGAATATATTGCGATTAAAAAATGAAGACACTAAAAACTATAATTAGAACATTAATGGTTGTAACCATAGTAACCTTTTGCGGATTTACTTGGAATCATTATCAAACATTAGCACAAGATAATTTACCACAAAGACCAAACTTTGAACATAGTAATAACAAACAATTTTTAGATAATGTAAAACAGTGTGTTGACTATGTTTATTTCTATAATAATGTAGAAGAAGTAAACCTAGAACTATTACTAGCACAAGCAGCATTAGAGTCTGGTTGGGGTACTAGTAGATTTGCTAGAGAAGGTAATAACCTATTTGGTATACGAACATATAATCTAAAAGAACCACATATGTTACCCTCAAACAATCCAAAGAAGTGGGGTGTAAAAGTTTATATGCACGAATGTGATAGTGTATTGAACTATATAAATGTACTAAATAATGGTAGTGCTTTCAAAGAGTATAGACAGATGAGAGAAGACGGTATAACTGACCCTTTCTTACTAACAGAAACACTTGACGCATACGCATCTGATAAAGACTACTTCTCAAAAGTCAAAAGTATATTAAGCAAAATTAGAAAAGACTATCAATAATATGTTTCTAACGATATTAACATTTTTATCGGCCATATCTATATCTGTTATAGCGGCTGGGTATTCAATCATAGGTCTAGCGACATTGTTTGCTGGTGCTGTAATACCTATTATATTAATGGGTTCAGCATTAGAAGTTGGTAAACTTGTTGCGGCCAGTTGGTTATATCACAATTGGAATAGTGATGTACCACGCTTACTCAAAGCATATCTATTTTCTGCTATTATAATCTTAATCTTTATTACATCTATGGGTATCTTTGGTTTTTTATCTAAAGCACACCTAGATCAAGTCAAACCAACATCAAGTAACAATATTAAAATAGAATTATTAGACAATCAAATTAAGTCACAACAACTTATTATTGATAGATCACAAAAGACATTAACACTATTAGATAAGGCATTAGAAGTTTACATAGATAAAGAATTTGTAACTAGAGGTCTTAAAGAAAGAAAGAAACAAGAACCAGAAAGATTAGAATTAAATACAGCAATCAAAGAAGCAAGTAATGAGATTGCTAAACTATCCGAAGAAAAAGGTGTATTAAGTTTAGAACAAAATAAAATAGAAGCAGAAGTAGGACCAATTAAATATGTGGCAGAGTTAATCTATGGCGAGAATGCACAAGATAACTTTGACAAGGCAGTTCGTATAGTAATATTGATACTCATATTTGTATTTGACCCATTAGCTGTTCTTCTATTGATAGCGGCCAATATATCGTTAAGACAATGGCGAAGAAAAAGAGAAATTGCTAAAACAGAAAAACAATATACTTTAGAACAAAAACTAGAGAAAGAAAAAAAGAAGGCAGAAAGATTCAAAGAAAAGAGT